ATGTACCTTACATCCATATTGTATCCACTACCGCCTGTACCGTCTAGTTTGTCTCTATTCCATTCATTTTGTAAAACTCTTTTATCAGTTATAAGATTAATTTTACATGCCTGTGAAACATTGACTCCTCTGTAGTCTGGAGTAACTGTGATTTCTGTTTGTGAATTTACGTGAGATACAACGTGTGTCATTCCTTTAATTACAATTCTATCACCTGCTTTAAGTTGATCTCTAAATCTTGTATTGTTACCTGTAATAAGGTTACTATCTGGAGTAACTGAACCAGTTCCTGCTATCTGTCTTGTTGAAGTTCTTTGGGCAACACTTACATTTGTTCCATCATATTCCCAATAAATTCCATTCTGATCATCAAAGACTCCTGAACGCACAGTGGCGCCGTGCCAACCAACAACTGTCATCTGTGCGCCAAATCCTAGCACAGCATTTGTTGATCCTAATCTTCGAGTAGACAAGCAACGTAATGTTCTTTCATCAACAATTTGTGTAATAACATATTCACCATTGTATCCTTTTGTTTCTACTCCAATTAATCTTATTCTACCACCTACCTGAGCACCGTGGTCGTTGTCATCTGTTATTACTGTTAGTGTAGCACCTATGTTTGTACTAGATGCTGTAACGCTTCTGACATCATAAGATGGAGCAAACAAAGCACCAGTGGTATACATAATACCCTTACCTGACTGATATCTAATGTATTTTTTACTCTGTCTAATTGCTTGAGCACCGTGTTGTGGTCCACCTGTTCCTAGTTGTACACCTCCATCATATGGTCTGTGTACAAAGAAACTATCTGGACGTAGGTAAACGTTACCTTGAATTTTATCTTCTGTAGATGTAGCGTCAAATTCTAATATTGATCCTGGAGCTCTTGTGTTATATCGTATTTTTTTCTGTGAAGGAATCTGTGTAGCTATAAAAGATCCTGCCGCCAAGCTGTGATTATTTGTTCCGCCATCATCTGAATTAACATCAACAATAAATGTATCCCCAGGCACTATTCCGTGTGCGTATGGATATGTAACTTCAATAGTTGACAATGCTTCAAAGTTTACACTTGAACTAGATGGTATTCCTGCTGTAGTAAAGTCTGAAAGTGTAACACCACCTACCAAATTAAGTGTTCCTCCACCTATTCCTGTGCCTGCTATTGTTGCGTTGTTTACTCCACCCGAGCCATCAATAGCTGATACTATAAGTGTAGCATTGTTTGTTGGTGCCGCACCACCTAAATCTGTACCTACTACGGTTATTTCGTTACCTACTTTATATCCTGTACCAGCAACATTCATTGCTATAGAATATGTTCCTTGTGTTCTTGTAATATCAAATGTAGCACTAGCTCCTGCGTGTGCTTGGTTAGCTCCTGCCACGTTGCTAAAGTCTGTTGGTAATGAAGGTGCTGAGCCTGAAATGCTAACTGTTTGAATGATTCCTTGATTTGAAGCACCAGTTGAGTTTGTTGCTGAAATCGAAATTGTAGCATCGTTAGCTGGACTTGATCCACCTAATGCTGTTCCTGATACTGTAAATTGTTGTCCGTCTATATAATTTGTTCCAGGAGTATCAACAGCAACACTATAAGTAGTACCGTTGTTAGTTACGTCAAAAACTGCTCCTGATCCGTCATAGTTTGTTAATGTTTTACCAGAAAATACTCCTCCGTTAAACGGTACTGGTGCTGAAGAAATATCTTGACCTTCTAATCTTACATCTGTGATTCCGCCGTTTCCGTCAACGCTTACCACTCTTAAATATAAATCATTAGCAGGACTTGCGCCACCTAAATCAGTTCCAGCACAAATTATAACATCTGCTGTATTGTAAGCTGAACCTCCATTTGACAGCATTATAGAATATCCTGTTGAAGCTCCAACAGTTTTATCAATCTGGAATTCAAAATTTGATCCTGAACCTCCTGAGAATGTTGCTCCACCTGCGCCACCAAAGCTATAGTTAAGTGTGCCATCAGGTGCTGTACCTGTTCTACCCGCATCATTTACTATACTAATACTTGAAATAGAGCCGCCTGCTCCTACAGTAGCTACCTTTGCTACAATGTCATTTCCGTTATCATTCTGACTTCCATCTTGTCCTGTGCCACCTAATACCTGCGTACCTTGAATTCTTAAACCGTCATTAACAGCATAACCTGTTGTGTCGTTTGGACTAGCGATTGAAATAGCCGAATAAGCATCATTTTCGTAATTTATGTCAACAGTTGACGAGCCCCATGTACCACCACCTTGATTATATGTTGAAGCCACATCTTGGTATGTTACACTTCCGCTTAACGCTGTTCCAGAAATCGTAGCTGTCAAGACTCCGCCTGAACCATTTACTGTGTTAATTATAATCTCAGCATCGTTAGCTGGTGTAAATCCGCCTAAATTGTTTCCTGTAATCTTAATTACGTCACCTGCTTTGTATCCTGATCCTATTTGGCTTACTGTAGTAATAGAATAGTTTACGCCTGATCTATTAATATCAAACTGTGCGTTTGTTCCAACTGGTGCTGTAATTGTTCCAGACACTCCTGTGTAGGTTTGTGTGTTTCTAGCAATAGTAGAAGTAAAAGATCCACTCATGTTTACAGTATTTCCTACAATGCTGTTTACAAATATAGCATCTCCTGAGCCATTATTAGCGGCCTGTCCTTGAGCAATATTTGTTGTGCTACTTACTGTAAATGAAGTATTACCTGGATTGATGTCATTTGTCAAATTCATTGATAATGGTGTACCACCTGGTGTGCTGTTTATACCTGTAACTTGTGTTCCTGTTGGAAATGCCGCGTTAACAATCGGAGCACCTATCTCTGGTACGTCTCCTGTAAACGCTAATCTATTTTCACCAGTCTGAGCCGCCAAAGCAAGAGTCATTGTACCATTAGTACCATTACTTGCTACGGTAAATTGTGGCTGTCCAACACTTGCTCCAGTGTAAAAAGCACCCTGTCTTAACTGTGTATACGTTGTAGATAGGACCTGTCCGCTTGTTGTTCCAACCTTGGACTTGGCAAAAAATCTAAATGTATTAGGAGTAGGTACGTCATCAATAATAAAAGAACCTTCTGACCTAGCCGCACCTGCGACAGCATCTTCTAAAGCCTTAATTGTTATTGGAGTTCCAGGTTCAAATCCATGAGCACCAACTGTAGTAACAGTAATTCTTGAAGCACCAATACCTGATGTGCCTACTGAAGCATCTGTTGTTACACTTAAGACTTGTGTATCTGTGCCTGGGACTTCGTAAATACTTGGATACCCACGCATCATACCAATAGCAGACCATTTTGTAGGCTGTAATCCGTATTCAAAGTCAGCATCAAGCATTGATAACGGTTGGGCTACTCTTATTCTTTCAATGGCATCAGTACCAAAATCATATGGTCTAATTGTTTGTTCTGGTGAGTCGATGAATATTTGTAGTTCATCATTTTCTGCCATTGTGCTTGTGTTGAAATTAAGATCTAAAACAGTTATTGAGTCTGTAGTTTGTAGATATTTTGGAAAGTCATCATCAGCATTGCTATTCGCATCAGTTGTATCATATTTGATAACATAGCCGCCTGAGTCTCTTGGAGTAACATCATCTTCTCTTGTTGCTTTACCACCTTTAAGTGGATCAGTAAAGTTGTAAATGACTGTTGCTTTTGTTGTATTTGTAACAATTAACAAATCACTTGTGTCATAATTGCCTGGGAATCTAATGTGTCCTAATCCTTTTCTTTCGAAAGTAGGTAACGCACTTGTTCCTGTTGTAATCACATCAATAACTATTTGTGCTAATATCTGTATTCTTGTACTTGCCGCAGATTCTCCAGCGTTAGCTGTGGTTACTTGTGCTACTGCGGTCTGATATGGAGTACCCTGTGGACTGTTTGTAATAATATGATTGTTGATTAAATCTCTTGTAAAACCTTTTGCTAATATCTCAGCTTGTCTGTCGCCATCCAGTTGTGCTACATCACCTTCCCAATATGTTTTAGCTATTCTAGTAGTTTCTTGATTACCACCATATGTTAAGTCATGTGCCCATGCGTCAACGTTGTAGCCTGTGTCTCTTTCACACTTGGCCGCATCGTATGTGTATCCTACAAAACCTGTAGCATTTAATTGAACCTGTCTAGCAATCCATGCCGTTACTTCTTTTTGTATAAAATTTTTATTGGCTGTAATTAGAGCATAAGCATTTGGATAAACGCTATCGTTTATACCTATCCCCGGATAAAACTTATATTCTTGAATCTTTTTCTTTGCCATATTTTATGCTCCAAATGCTACTGCTAAGGCCGTTGCCGTTGCGTCCACATATCCTTTTCTTGTTGCGTGTGTAGTAAGTGATGGATCCTTCGGTAATACAACGTTATCAGTCATATTTAAATCCCCATTTACTGTTGCGCCATTTAAATTGATTTGACTCACTGTACTATCAGGAGCGTTTGTCATATCAATTCCGTATGTCTTAATTTGTCCTGCTGTGTTATAACCTATGTCAACATTGTCTATAGTGCCAGGTATTCCAACATTATTAATTGTTAGTCTGCCATTAATTACTGAAAGATTAGTTGTGTTCTGATAGTTTACTTTGAATATTCCACCTGTAACAGCTAAACTTTCAAAGCTGTTAGAAACAGTAGTACCTGTATCGTCAGCATCATCTGACGGTGGTACATACTGAACGAATTGTGTACCGTTAAGTAATATTGACTGTACGTCAATAGTAGGCGCAGTAATTTTTCCGTTAGTATCTACACTAAAATTTGGACTTTCAAATCCGTTTTGTGCTTGGAATTTTTCGTTAATTACAGTTGACATACTTTATCCTTAAATCGCACTTATCTGTTTAATAGTAATCGTACCTCTCATGGCACTATGGCTTGTACATTGATAAGCATAGTTACCGCTTATTGCTGAAGGTACTTTCCAGTATAATGTTCCTGATGTTTTACCTTGAGCTGATGATCCAGTTGATTCTGTGCCGTTATTTGCTACGTGTACTAATCCTTCACTGTAAGCAGTACCACCACTTGTTTCTATTTGGAATGGATGACTGCTCATCGAACTGTCATTCAAATCAAACGCAATGGTTGTACCATTTATAGCATAAATGATAGGATCTTCTGTGTTACCATACTGATCAAATTTATAACCATTGAATGAATCGGCATATACTCTTAATCTTGTTATTGCTTGATAAGCAACCTGGTCAATTTTTTGACTCAAGTCTACCCAGCTTGAACCGTTGTAAGCAAACAAAGCACCAGTACCTGGACTTGTTATAGTTGTGTCTGATAAACTTGATAAGTCATTAGTTCCAGAATAATTAATTGTAACTGTGTCACCGGATACTGCGGTTGAAATGTTTGTTCCGCCAGCAATAGTAAGTGTGTCAGTTTTTGAATCTGCTTGTGCTAATCCTGAATCAGATTGAACATTACTAAACGCAAACTGGTTTTCCTCACCTGAGTTAGGTGAACCTGTGTACGCAATAGTTAAAGTATCTCCTACAATACTTGTAGAAATGTTAGCACCACCTGCCACTGTTAAAGTATCAGTTGTAGAATTAGCTGTTGTTGTACCAGTATCTCCATCAAATGTTTGGAAAATGTTTTGATTTCCGCCTGTGCTAATTGTAGTAAAAGTAAACGTACCACTGCCGTTAGTTGTTAATACTTGTCCGTTTGATCCATCTGATATACTTAAATCTGTTAATGAACTTGGAACTGTTGGTTTGTTGTTTAAGTTGTTGTAGTTTAAATAATATGAACCATCTTGTCCGTCAAGCGTATCAGCATCTAATCCTGATCCTCCTGAAGCAACGTCAGTTCCTGGTGCCCATTTACCACCGTCCCATTTAAGAACGTTTCCTGTTTGTGGTGCTTGACTGACTGTATCAACATCTGATAATGAATTAATATTTCCTACGTAAGCAACACTTTTTAAAGGATCTGTATAATTTGTAATTGTTCCGCCACTAGCATCTAAAAGTAATTTGTGCCATGCTCCTGCGTGTGCTACATACACTGAACCACCTTCGTGTACATGAAGCATTGCTCCGTGATATGTTGAAGCATCAATAGCATTCATTTGGTTTAGTGTTGAAGCATGAAAACTTACCTTGTTTATTTTTGCGTTGTCATTAGGGATATCAAGTTCAAGATTTGAATTAATGATATCTTTTAAGTTAGTGCCATCACCTAGTGCGTTATACAGCTCTTCAGAATTAGCATTAATCTTGGCGGCACCTGCTCTAAGATTATCACCTGTTCCATCGTTTGCGGCTGTACCTACGTTAATTACTGATTTTGCCATTATTACGTCCTATCAAATGTTACATTAGTTTTATCAAATGTGCTAGTTGTAGCATCAAAAGTATTTATTCCAGATGCCTCCGTCGTTGATGTATCCTCGACTATGGCTGGTGGAGTTAACTGATGTATTGCCTGAGCATAGGTAGCATGAAATGTAACTTTACTGCCTAAATATGTGTTTGATTTGGGACTAGCGTAAAGATATACGCTACTAGCGTCTACTGCCGCTGTAACATTTATTAATTCTTGGTTAATTGTTGCCCTACCAAATATTGAAACAACAGCTCTGTCTGGTCTAGCAACCACAGAAATCTGCATTGTTTCCTTCTCATTACTGTCAAACTCAACTGCTACTTGATACATAGCACTACTGAAGTCACCTAGATGAAATTTATCTATTATAGTGTTATTTCTTTGTACTGCTACCCAGCTACCTCTAAAGCTAAAGTTAGATCTACTAGGTAATAATATTGAATTATTTTGCCCTTTTGTAAAAAAGTTTGTCAGAAGTTTATTCATTTACCTGCTCCATACTGTATTTATCGTTTTGTTATGATATGTAGAGCTTTAATATTTTAGGAAATATCCACTAATGAATGGGCAAAAGCTAGTAGATTATCAAATACTTCTGTTTTTTTCTTTAGATCTTGATTAGCAAACGTTTCTAACTTCTTAGCTGTTTCTAATCCATATCCTGTTTTTACAAGGATAGGCTTTGCTTTGGCCTTTACCGCGGCTTTCAAATCTGTAATTTTATCACCTACGTACACACCATTGTTCCAATCAACTCCTATCTCAGAAGCCGCTCTTTTGAACATTCCTGGATTAGGTTTTCTATAAGGATCGTCTTTGAATGGAGTAGTAGAATAGTATAATCCATTAATACTTTTACATCCTACTTCTGCTAATAGTTCAAGCATATAATTATTAACTATATCAACATCAACTGCGTCCATTACACCCCTTTGTATTCCTGATTGATTGGTCAATATGACTACATCATAGCCTTTATCTCTAATCATTTTAACAGCTTCTAAGCTACCCGGAATTGGCTTAAATTGGTCTGGCTTAATACAATAGGGAGGCACTCCTTCTTGCGTAAGTCCTATATCTTCGTTTATTGTTCCGTCTCTATCTAATCCTATTACTGGTATTGACATTATGGTCTCCATTGATCATCTGACCATCCTATTTTATCTTTGTTGTGCCATTGTAAATCTTCTAGAATTATAGGATCATTTGACGTAAGTTTTTCTTTCCATTCATTTACAAATTGTTTTGTTTCTGTGGATAAAGGCTCAACATGTTCTTCAACAAACTGTGCCGCTTCGTGAGTCAATGGATGTAATTCATGTATATTCATATGCTTATGTTCTTCCTTCAAGCTAGGTACACTTTTTGGTCTTGTAATAAAAAAATCTTCGTCAGTTCCAAAATTCAGTGCGTTTAAAATAGGAGGACATGTTGTTTTGATATCTTGTCTATAAGATTCTAAAACTGCTCCTACGTCCTCTAGTTCAAGTTTAGGATTAGTTTTGTTGAAATGTTTTGGAGCATCTTCCCAACCTTCAAAAGGATCTCTAAAATAAGTTGAGTAAATCTTACAACCTATTGCTTCTAATGCTTTATGTGTAGCACTTATTATAGAACAATCACGCATTGTACAGTGCATTATGTCAGCCCACTTCCAAGTGTTTTCATAAAAATAATTGTTTAAAATAAATTTAGAATCGCTTTGAATTGTTTGTCTACTAAAATTACCAGGTGTCCACCAACCTTTACCCATATGGTATCTGTCTTCTCTATACATACTAGACCATTGTAAAAGTATAATATCATCTTTGTTAAATTTATGTATTGTGTTTGCTTCCCACAGACGCATGTTGATATACATGTTGCCTGCTCCACTCTTGGCCCAATTAGAACCTTTGTAACCTTTGTTTTTGTATTGTTGAATAAGAATATCTGCCCAAGTAGGATAAAAATATTGTGTTAGGCTACAACCAAACGCAAATATTCTCACGTCAGCCTCCTAATCAAATCCAACATTACTTTGTGCGGAATAGATTTTAGCATATCATTTTCTTTTTTTATATTCATTTGTCTGTTTACAAATTCTTTTGCTTCAGGCGGAATGCTTTCGTATTGTTTTTGTATAGCTTTAGTATCTATCAAACCTAGTCCATACATTACTAGTATGTAATTGTATTCATTGAACAGAATTTTTGAAGTTTTGTCAGTCAAGTCATCAGATATAGGTAATCTTGTTCGCCACATTTCTAAATTATTCGCTAAACTGTCTGGCATTTCTGTTTCTGTGATATGTTTCCAAAATTCAGTGTTAGATTTATCAGTAACATAGTGTAAACATATAAAATCTCTGATATTATTCATTATGGATTCAACTTCTTCATTGTATCTTTTAGTTGTTGATTCATTATAATTTACAATACGCTGTGCTAACAAGAAACTTTGGTTAATACTTGTGCCTATACTGCTGGCTTCTAATGGTTCCACAAAGCTAGCCGAAAGTCCTATAGCACAAACATTATTAATCCACGGCTTATCTAATGCTCCAGGATCAAATTTTATGTTTTTGGCTACTGAAATTTCATGGCCAAGATAATTTTCTACCTCTAGTTTAGCATCATCTGCTGAAATGAAATCACTGTCATAGATATAACCGTTGCCTTTGCGACCCCAAACAGGAATTCTAAACATCCAACCACTGTCCATTGCCCTAGCTACTGTCCAAATCGGTATTTCGTCTTCTTCTTCTGTAGGAAACACAATGGCTTCTTTCATTTTTAAATATTTTGAATAACTTTGCCACTTGGCTCCCATTTTATCAATAAGCAAACGTTTAAATCCTGTTGAGTCTATGTAAAAATCATAATGATAATCTGACTTTTCACCTTTTAGACTTGTAATATTTTTTCCGTCTGGCATGTTTATACCGATTATTTCATCATCTATTACTTGGCAACCATATTCAATTGCTTTCTTTGTTAGAAAGTCATTTAACTTACTAGTATTAAAATGATATTGACTTACTCCTACGTCATTAGGCCTTTCGTCCATAAATTTATTAAAAGGTGTGTAGCTTTTCCATGTGTACTCGCCTACAAATTCTTTAGGATGAACATTATTTGATATCAATTTAGCATACATTAAAGGCATACCTAGGTGTTCACCTACAAAAGGATCGTGGACACTCTGTAAAAAATCATTTTTATTCCAATTTTGGAACATTATACCTGATTTAAATGTTGCGTCTGTTTCTTTTATTAATTCACCCGCGGTAATAGTACAAAAATCCATAAAGGCTTGCCAGTGTTCTGTACTTCCTTCACCAACTCCAATTGTTCCAATCTTTGTGCTACGGATAACGTCTACAGTAAATTGTGGATAGCTCTTTTTTAAAATAAGAGCGGCAACAAAGCCAGCAGTTCCTCCACCTACAACACAAATTTTCACTTTGTTACTCCATAATCAGGTAGGTGTAAGTTTTGACCAAATGCGATTACGCAAAATTGTTGATAGGGTTCACCATGATATTCAAGAATAGTATATGTTCCTGTCTCAAAATTACCATATACAGCTAAAGGCAATATAGCTGGAGTAACCGATAGGCCGTTTGCTTCATCTGGATCTCTAACTTTAGCTAACAAATCTCCTCTTAGAAGTAATTGTTCTTCTTTATCACGCAATAAAGGAAAAATTTCTTCTTCTGGACCACACATTACAGGTTTCTCTTGCCATTCTCCTGCTTTTGCTCTTGTGTCTGTAAATACAGCGACTACTGTAAACAAAAACAGTACTGCTATCAATAATCTCATTGTTACTCCTATTCGTCTAATGTATACCATCCAGATACTATGTACTTAATTCCTTTGTAAATAGGATTTCCCCTATGCGGATGAGTATAGTAAGCTGGAAAGAATGCTAACTTACCAGGTTCTGGTTTTATTTTTACGCCTTGATATAAAAATTCTGTCTCGCCACCTTCTTCTACAGCATTAAGATACAAAGTGTACGCCATTACCCTTGAAGATGTACACAAATCAGCGTTCTCACAATGCCAAGCATGGTATCCTTGATGTGGTCTTGTTTTTTGTATGCTCATTCCTTTGGGTGAATGCTGTACAACTGCGGCTAAACTATCATATTTTGATCTATATTTCTCTTCATACGTGGTCATTACAGTTTGATAGAAAAACTTACATAAATCTGCGTCTACATGAAACATATTATTATGATTTGCTAGATCCATGAATATTCTTTCATCTT